GCTCCTTGCCATATTTCAGCCGTTGAACGGAATTTGCAACCGGGACTAATGCCATTCGGTCTAACTGCTGGTCACAGAATTGCCAGTAATACTCATGCCATGGTTCAAAGTCCCGTTTCCAGTTCTGCCGCTGAATGTTGCAGCGATTGATAATCAGACTAACCGGGTACAAGTGTATTTCATTGATGACAAACGCCCGGTAATCCAGAACGGCATAGGCCACGACATCACGAATTTTCTCCTTGGTCACCTCCCGGTATTTTCGCTCGATGCTTTTCAGGTTCTCCCGAACGTCCCGATCCAGCCATTCAAAGAACCGCCCCTGATCGGGCAGGTGATGTTCTGTCCGGGGACCGTAAGCCCACTTTGCCCAGGACTTGTAAGGCTCATCCAGCCCTTCAACCGTCGAGATAATCATCCCGGCCTCAGCAGCATTACAAATCAGCTGATTGATATTTGGGACCTTCCCTTGGCCACGCTCCCAAAATTCCCTCGGATCAATGCCATAGCTCTTGCCCGTTAAGTGGATAGCGTAAGCATCATGTATCGCCTGCCTTGCCGAGAGTAGTTTCATGCCAATTCTCCATATCTGGCAATGAGCACAGCGTCAGCACGACCATTGTCTTTCTTGCGATGAACGTCAGCCTCTGGATAGAGGTCCAACACTTTTCCTCGTGAGGCATCCTTGGGAGAGCCTACAAGCCCTGCTGAGCGTTTCCAGCGTTGAGGGGTTACATAGGTCAGGGGAAAGCCTAAAACGCTCACAGCGGATTCAATAGCACCGTACGACCGTCCGAAATTAAACATCGAGACAACACCCTGTCCGGGTCTTGCACCGACTTTTTCCAGATAGACCATCTGAACGTCCTGCCGGGTATAGCCTCCGATGATTTTCATCAGACCATGGCCGCTTACTTTCTTTTTCGCGCCTTCAGGAACAATGGGCATATCCACAACCGTGATTAATTCCATCGTCCCACTGTCCAGAATTGCTATCCCGCCAGTCAGGCCTGGATCAATGCCAATAATAATTTTCAAAATTTCTCCTCCCTGAAATTTTTCTCTTTTTGTTTCTCTTTTTTTTATTTTTTTTTCTCTTTTTTTTTCTCTTTTTCTTCCCCTCTGTTTTTTCTGCCATGCTTCCTTTCCCCCTCCCCCTCTTACTTTTTTCTCTCTATAGAGAGAGAAAAAAGGGGGGGTGTGGGTCAGCTAAAGGCATCAAACAGACTGAAACCCTAGAAATAGAGGGAAGGAGGGGAGTCAGAGGGTACAGGGATTTGAACAGAATAAAATTCCGCACCTGGGGACCTCGGGGACGGGGGTTTTTGGTCAAAAAATAACCAGTCAAGTCAGTCATTGCTGATCGCCTCCCATCCTTTTTCTGAGACCGTCACAAACGGCGCATCAATACCAATAAGATCACGGTGAATCATGGCATCAATTGTTCTGCGCCAATGCTTGGAACAGATAAACCCCTGCTCATAACATTCGTCTTTCAGGTTTTTGAGTTCTATTCGGGCATTGGCAGGGTCACGACCACTGTTCTCTAAACGCTGCTGAGCGTTATTCATCAGACTGTTGAGGGTTTCCAGGATACGCCGCTGTCGGTCGCCCAGTTTTTTGATGCGCTTCCTGGCAGGTTCTTCCGGTTCTTCAGCTGTGCTCTCAATATAACGAAACACGCAGCTGTACTGCCGCTCTCCATCTTCATCCAGAAATGGGAGTTGTACCGGCTCAAACTGAAAGTTAATCGGCTTGGGCTCATCAGCATCTTTCATTTTTTTGGTGACTATATTTACTGAGTCGTCTGATTTTACAACCGCATACTCAGCATCCAGTGCCGCCTTGAGGGCACTGTTAACTCGAGCACGGTCTTTTGAGCCCACGCCGGTATGGTGCACGATCAGTACGTTGCACTGGTACTTAACCCGGAGCAACTGGTCGATGTGATTGATAAAGACATTCATTTCCTGAGTGGCATTTTCATCGCCGGGTCCGAAATTTCTGGCTAAGGTATCAATCACGATCATGGAGGGTATGGCGGAGTTATTTTGCTGAATGATCTTTTCGATGCTGTCGCTGACGGCAAGCGCATTGGCATAATTGGTAAGCGAAGCAGAGCATTTACTGACATAGAGAGGCGCATTACGGAGGTTGTAACCGTATGTTTGCTGCCAGGCCATTAAACGCCGGGAGAGGCCATTGAACCCTTCACCCGCAATATAGAAAACCGGCCCCTGCTGCTTGACCTGCTTTCCATGCCACTCCTTACCAGTGGCCACGCAGCAGGCGAGATCAATGGCGACGAATGACTTGCCACAGGCAGGTTCCCCGAACATCAGTGAGAGACTGTCCATTTCCAGAAAGCCTTTAACAAGCCAGTTGATGGGCTTTACACCATTGACCAGTTCCTCCGCATGGCAAAATTCAAACTCAGGCTTTGGTGGTGTCTCGATAAGAATGGATGAGCCAGGATGATTATTGGAGTGGGTTCTGGCGATGCTGGCAATCGTGGTATTGAGCTCTGCATCGGACAATGGCGGTGTATTCGACTGGTTCCATTGATCCAGAATGGTCTTCACCTCCCGGAGGGAATAGTTCTGCCGGAGTAATTGCCCCGCCATACTGGCCGCCGCGTTATTACGCCCCTGACCCTCAGCAAGGTTGCTCCCGTCGTGTGGCAGTGGATACTGGTCAGTGGTAAACCCTAAGTTACCCTCTGGTTTTTCTTCTGTGGCCTGACCGTTGAATCCGTTGATGGTGGCAATATCCTCCGGTGAGAGCATAGGCACATCATGGAGATCGGCTATGTCCATGTACCCGTCGGTTTCCCACTGATAGAGCGTCCCGTCAGCGTGAGTACTGCCGGGAGCCACCACGTAACCGCCAATGCCCCGGAGGTCGATCTTGTTCTTGCGAACGGCGTTGTGAATCGGGAAGTCCGGGTTGACCTGAAAGTAGTAGTGCTTGCCCTTACTGGTTTTGGCCCGAAGTGGTGTGCGTGTAATGGCACCGTTCTCAATGAACGCCACCGCCTCGGCACTGTCTGCGTCCACCACCACGACACGATAGCCGGTGATGATTGCCCAATTGGTATGAGGGAAGAGATTCGTCCAATGCTCAATCTGGCTATCAGCAGGGGCTTCATCCTGATACTGCTTCCAGCGATAGCGTGGGGCTTTTGGCCACTCAATCTTGGCCTTGTCCCGGTCACCCGCACAACGGTTTTCTACAAACCATTCAGGCGGTTCTTCAAAAGGGGAGCCCAGCGGCACGATGGACAGACCGGCTTCGTTCAGTTTCCATGCTTCAGAGGCGGTATCAGGCAAGTTCGCTTCCATGACGTTTGCTTCCTGTCGTTAGTAATTGTTGTGTTCAAAGGGGGGAGTTGGCGCTTTGCTCACTCTATTGGCATCATCCATCGGCGGGCTTCTGGCCTTCAGCGGTTAGCATGTCCGGGGTGAACTGAGGAATAATGGTTGACCAGAAGAGCCTTCTGATCTTGCCTATCTCTTTTTTATCACTCTCATAGAGAGAAATTTCACTCTTTGAACAATGCAGGATTTCCGCGAAGCTACTCATGGTCAACCCTTTTGACTCACGGTAATCACGAAGTACCTGGCCCGGTGTTTTTTTGATTTTCATAAAACTGTCCCTGTTTAGTTAATAAAGCGGTTAATGGAGTTGTGATTATTAACAGTCGAGGATTAACAAATCAATACGGTTTATAAAGGGCGAGATCGATTTTTACTTTTATGTTTAGAAATGATTAAATTTGAGCAAGAGCTATCCGTTGGAAAACACAAGGAAAACATAATGATAACGTGGCAAGAGCGAGTTCGAATTTTGCTCGCCAACCGGAACATGACTCAAACTGAGCTGGCCAATAAGTTAGGGGTTACCAAGGCGACGGTATCCGTATGGCTTCGTGAGGATGCGTGCTTAACCTTGAAAAATATTCTTAAGTTACAGCGACGCATGGCTCCATTCTTAGAGGTGACCCCGGAGTACATCATGAATGGAGACGAAACCGAGAGCGCCCCCGGAAGCTCCATACCAAATGAAGGCCGGTCAGTCCCTCACTTGTCTACAGCCGATATTTCTCAGTGGCATTTGACCAGAAAAGTCTCGAACCCCGACGCTCGAATACATTGTCCCATTGATTGTGGAGAGCATGCTTTCAGCTTCACCCTGTCAAACACCTCTATGGAAAATGAAGGGTTGGGGCAAGCTGGTTTTCCTTATGACTCACTGATTTTTGTTGACCCAGACCTGCCGCTGGAATTTAACAAACTCTGTCTTTTTTATGATAAAGCCCCCATTGTTGGCTCCTATCAGGAGTACAACGGCAAGACCTTACTGGTGTGCGCCAACCCCAAGTTCGAGGCAGTGCACGTTGTCCGAGACAACTTTATCGGGCGGGTTGTTGGCTGTTTTTTTGAGACAAGCTGAGTATGAATAATTAATGGGTTTTTTAGAAAATTATAAAAAGTTATGATTTGTTGTTGACAGTCAAATCTATTGAGTGGCAACCTTTGGTTAGTGACGAATAAGATTAATAAACACCCAACGGTTGCCATCATGGATATAACTGGACAAATGGATTCTGTCGAAGTCATTGCAAATGAAGTGCTATCCCTCCTTGAACAAGAACTCGTTCTTATCAAACAAGCCAATGAAGCTAAGGAAAAGGCTGAAGAGGCGAGACTTCTGCTTTCTGATTTAATTACTGCCATTCAGGACACAACCCCCCACGCCCTACCGGGAATATTCATCATTAATGGCCTGCTGTTCGACACTACCCGAAAAGATGGCCACATCGAAATCCATAAAGCGCCTGACCTACGGAATTACCTCGACGCTATACCCTCCAGCTAACGACTGATCCACCCCAACCACCACAACAAAGGGAAATTGCTATGTCCGAAAGCAATGAAGCTTCACGGCTGGACAAACTCGCCTTCGAGTTAGAGAAAGCCAAAATCGCAGAGCAAAACGCAAGGGATCACCGCCTTGCTATCGAGCAGCAGTTAAGTGAGGTCGTCGGTGTCAAAGAAGAGGGGAGTCATACCTTGAAGGGTGCTTACTACAAGGTGACTACCTCAGCAGGCTTCACCCGTACGTTGGATGCCAGAAAGTGGGAGCAGGTAAAAGGCCGTGTTTCTCCAACCATTGCTGCCAAGATCGTCAGAGCCAAGCTGGAAATAGACTCCCGGCAGCTAAAGAGTCTCCAAGGCTTTGATCCGGCCAGTTACAACATTGTGGCCGAGGCGATCACCACCAAACCAAAGAAAGTGGCCGTTAAGTTTGAACGCCTGGAGGACAAGTAATGGCAATTACCCTGAACTCCATCAGCCGTTCTTTAGGCTTCAAAGCACCCACCATTATCGTGCACGGTTCATCCGGAGTGGGAAAGTCAACGTTAGCTTCAGGCGCTCCCAACCCCTGCTTTATCTGCACTGAGGACGGTCTGGGAAAGCTGGAAGTCGACGCCTTCCCGTTGATGACTTCCTTTCAAGACGTGCTGGATGCACTGAATGTGCTGTGTACGTCCGAGCACCCCTATCAAACCGTGGTTCTGGATAGCCTGGATCATCTGGAACCCATGATTCATCAGCATCTGTGCGACAACTATGTCGGCCCCAAGGGTGAGCGTTACAACTCCGTTGAAGATTTCGGGTATGGCAGAGGCTTCATGTTCGCTCTGGATTTATGGCGTCAGCTTTTGAATGCCCTCTTTGCCCTGCGCAATGAAAAAGGCATGGCCTTCATTCTGATCGCCCACTCTGAAATCAAACGGTTTGAGAGTCCAATGACGGACAGTTACGACCGTTTCCAGATCAAGCTGCATAAACGGGCGAGCGAACTGATCATGGAGTCCGTCGACTGCGTGTTATTTGCTGACTACAAAACCGTCATTGAGAAAGAAGAAGCCGGTTTTAACAAGATCAAAACCCGTGGCATCAGTACTGGCCAACGTTATCTCTACACCGAGGCTCGTCCGAGCTTCATTGCCAAGAATCGCTATGGCCTACCACCTGAGCTCCCGCTGAGTTGGCAGGCCTTTAGTGACGCTCTGACCCAAACCACCCGCCAGAAATAAGGAGATTACTCATGGCTCAGTTAGGTTTTAATGCAGGCGACTACGATCCAACGGATGAGTTTGAACCACTCCCTGCGAGTGAGTACCTCACGATGATTACCGAGGCTTCTGTGGAAAACACCAAGACCGGAGGCCGTATGGTGAAACTGACCTACACCATTATGGAAGGGCAGTTTGAAGGTCGTAAGCTCTGGTCGCAGCACAATATTGAGAACCGGAGCCCGAGGGCAGAGGAAATCGGCAGAAAGGAGTTAAGCCGGATTGCTCACGCCATTGGTCAGCCAATGATCAGCGATACGGACCAACTGCTTAATCAGGTCATTCGTATCCGCATCGTCATTAAAAACGATCCGGGCTATGGGCCACAGAATGAAGTCAAAAAGTGGATCAATGTTGGCGGTCAGCCAATGCAGCAGGCTCCTGTCCCACAGCAGCAGACCCCGGCTCATAACACGACACCTCCGCAACAGCCACCGGCTGGCCACCCTGCGGCTCAACATACCGCACCACCGTGGGGACAAAAATAACCCGTCGTCAGTCATATAAGGGGGCTTGCCCCCTTCATTCAAGGAAGAAACGTATGTTTTTCAATTCAACAGGGACCGCTGCCCGGAAGCTCGATAAGGCCAGATTCACCAAACGACGACCCGGAAAAACCGAGAGAAAACGGAAAAGGAAAGCCCAGCGAATAGCCTGAAGGTTAAACAGGAAGCAGAAATAGGCGCAGAACCAGGAAAGGTGAATCATTGTGAAAGTCCCCGAACCCACCCAAACCACCATCAAAGCCATTGTCCAGCATTATGAGGACAATCAGGGTGATGCCTTCCGGGCTCACCTCGGCGGTTCCATCATTGGTCGGCCTTGCGACCGGGAACTCTGGTATAGCTTCCGCTGGTGCACTGATGTCAAACACAGCGGTCAGCTGCTAAGGCTGTTTCAAACCGGCCACTTATCTGAGCCCCGCTTTGCGGAAGACCTGCGTAAAGCCGGTGTGACCGTCTTTGATACCAATCCAGCCACTGGTGAGCAGTTCCGGGTATCTGCCTGCGACAGGCATTTCGGCGGTTCCTTCGATGGTGTTGGGCAGGGCTTTATCGAAGCCCCGAAAACGTGGCACCTCATTGAAATGAAAACCCACAATGAGAAGTCGTTCAAGAACCTGGTCAGCAAAGGGGTAAAAGAAGCCAAGCCTGAACACTTTGTCCAGATGCAGGTGTATATGTATCTGGCCAACCCGCAGCTGACCCGAGCCTTCTATATTGCCGTCAATAAAAACACGGATGAACTGTATGGT